TTTTTCATCTGCTTCTTTCACTGCAAACGGTGCAATGATCTATAACACAACAACAGATGGTGGTTCGGGAACAACTGATGCTGTTTGTATAATTGCATTTGGTGGTGATAAGACAGCAAGTAATGGAACTTTCAAAATAGAATTTCCTACAGCAAATTCAAGTAGCGCAATCATCAGATTAGCATAGGGGGCCGATCATGTCGGTATCTTCAGGATGGGGCAGGTTTACCTGGGGCCAAGCTTATTGGAATGAAAATGAAAAGTTTGGAGCAGGTTGGGGAGCCAAGGCTTGGAATGATCAATCTTGGGGAGATCTTAACGACGTAACTATTTCACTAACGGGTCAAGAAATAACTTCCAGCATGGGTATAGAAGGCTGGGGTAATAATACTTACGGTCAGGGTTCTTGGGGTGAGTTTGCAATCACAATTGGTTTAAGTCCAAACTTTGATATTAGTGGTGTAGAATTTTCAGCTAGTGCAGGTTCTTTATCAGGAATAGGTTCTGCAGTTGTAGAACCATCAGGTATTTCTGCATCGTTTAGTGTTGGATCGTTAGCGGTTGAATCAGATGCTAACGTTTCAATGTCTGGAGTTTCTGCATCGTTTGCATTAGGAGTTGTAACAGTTGCAGACATGACTGTTGGTTTAACTGGTCAAGAAGCAACTTTAAGTCAAGGAACAGCTATTGCACCAAACGATACTGTATTACCATCTGGTTTATCTATAACTTCAGCTCAAGGAACTGCAACAGGATCTTCTAGTAATCAGGTTGATGTTACAGGATTTTCAATGTCTGCATCTCTTGGGACAGCAGTTGCACCAAACAATGCAGTGGTATTATCAGGACAATCAATTGAAACTCAATTAGGATCAATAGTTGGATTAGGTGGAGCTGTAGCTCAACCTGTAGGTCAGTCTATAACATCTAGTGTTGGAGCTTTAGATCCTAATGATATGACCCTTGGATTATCTGGTCAATCATTTAGTGCTAGTATTGGATCCGTATCTATAGCAGATATTCAGGTAGGATTAACTGGTCAATCTGCAACATTTAGTGTTGGTTCAGTAAATATATTTGCTTATGGAGATGTTGACACTGGTTCAAATACATCTTATAGTAATGTCTCAACTGGATCGAATGATACATATTCGGATGTTGCAACTGGATCAAATAC